CTAGTTGTACGCTCGGGTTATCTTTTTAGGAGTATTAATATATGGCTACAAAAGCCTTTGATTTATCGAAATTTAGAAAAACCTTGACCAAGAGTATTGATGGTCTCGGCGTAGGATTTAATGATCCTACAGATTGGGTCAGTACAGGCAATTATACGCTTAACTATCTAATCAGTGGCGATTTCCACAAAGGAATCCCGCTAGGTAAAGTTACTGTGTTTGCAGGCGAATCTGGTGCAGGAAAAAGTTTTATCTGCTCAGGTAACCTAGTACGCAATGCACAAGCACAAGGCATTTATGTTATCTTAATTGACAGCGAAAATGCACTTGACGAAAGCTGGTTACACGCATTGGGTGTGGACACTAGCGAAGATAAACTACTCAAGCTCAATATGGCTATGATTGATGATGTGGCTAAAACTATCCACGAATTCATGAAAGAGTACAAAGAAATGACAGAACGTCCTAAGGTCTTATTTGTCATAGACTCATTGGGTATGTTGCTTACCCCTACCGATATCAATCAGTTTGAAGCGGGAGATCTAAAGGGCGACATGGGTCGTAAACCTAAAGCACTTACAGCTCTAGTGCGTAATTGTGTTAATATGTTTGGATCCTATAATGTCGGAATGGTGTGTACTAACCATACATACGCAAGTCAAGATATGTTTGATCCTGATGACAAGATCAGCGGCGGACAAGGATTTGTCTACGCAAGTAGTATTGTTGTTGCTATGAAAAAATTGAAATTGAAAGAAGACGAAGACGGCAACAAGGTGTCAGATGTAATGGGTATTCGTGCTAGTTGTAAAATTATGAAAACTCGTTATAGCAAGCCTTTTGAAACTGTGCAGATTAAGATACCATATGAAACAGGTATGAATCCTTACAGCGGTATGGTTGATATGTTAGAAAAACAAGGCATATTAAAACAAGAAGGCAACAGACTAAAGTATGTTGATCCTACTACTGGTGAAGAATTCAAATTCTACCGAAAAGAATGGAAAGATGATAAATTAGATATGATAATGAACAATTATCATATTAAACCTTTAACAACTACTATTCCCGAGGAGACAGAAGAAAATGTTGAGTGAAACACAAATTGGTGATATCTGGTTAATGTTTGTCGAATATATAGACAAAAAACAATTAGAGACAGTGGCAGAGCGTTATGTCGATTTGCTTGCTGACTTTGGTGTACAGGATCGCGTATTCAAAGATGCCACAGGTGTAGACGAAACTCTAGACCAAGCTATTGGTTATTATTTGAATGATGACGAAGACGACACAGAAGACTACGACGAATTGGATTTCTAATGGGTTGGTATACTGATATTGCAAAAGACATTTCTAACATACCGGATGCAGTGGCATTCTTTGAGGGTGAATTAATAGAAGCCCGAAAAGAATGTCGACTGACTGGTAATATTGAAAAATCTTCAGCAAGCATGCCTGGAGTAGTTGAACACAGATTCAATCAGCTACAGGAAATTGAAGCAATATTAGAATATCTAAACATAGAACTACGCAGACTTAAAAGTAGTTTTTTTAGAAAATATCTTGAAAACTATCAACGTGCTCTTAGTAGTAGAGATTGTGAACGATATGTAGAAGGTGAAGCAGATGTTGTTGATATGGAAAAAATTATCAACGAATTTGCTTTACTACGCAACAAATGGTTGGCAATCATAAAAGCATTAGATCAGAAACAATGGCAAATCACTAACATTGTAAAACTACGTGTTGCCGGTATGGAAGATGCATCAGTATAACTAATCTGCTCAAAACTATACCTATAGGCCTTAAATAATATTGAGGCCTATTTTTTTCTAAAAGGTTGATTCTACAATTAACTTAGTGTACACTAACATATATGACTACTACTGACAATTTACTTCTAGCTATTGTGGCCGACACATCACCTACTATTGAGGAATTAATTGCCCCTAGAGACAGTCGCGTACTCAGGAGTCTAGCAACATCGGTAACTCATCCGGCATTTATTACTGAGAATCAAGCAGGTTTAATTTTGAAGATTTTGCGTGAAAATTCCAAAAAAATAAAGAATTTTCATGAGGCAATTGAGTTGGCAGTTACTACTCCATCGTGGAGTAGACCATTTAGAAAAATTGAACAAATACGAAAAGTATATCTCTATAAAGACGAGCAAGGCGAATCCGGAATAAAAATAGAGTTTACATTTTCTTCAGAAATTCGCAAAATTATAGCAGATCTTTCAAAGTCAGTTGAAGGTTTTATTCAGTCATCTGCTGGAAAAATATGCACTGCTGACCTTACTGAAAAAAATATTGTCTTGTTAGTAGAAGCATTAACGCCTTATAACTTTGAAATTGATGCCTTGATTAAGACACACTATGCTACCATAAAATCTTGGTCAGAAACTACTTTTAGAGACCAATTTTTAATTACAAATATTGAGCATAAAAACTTTCAAAAGGCCATTACCGAGGACCTCGGATTGTCAACTGCCATAGACAAAAACATCATAAATGACAGAAGTGTACGCTATCAATATTTTACAGAAGATCCAAAAAATCCCGGAGAAACCTTAATAGAATATGTGGCCAATCGTAATAAAAGCAAGGTATGGATCAGTAAAACTGAATACAATCTAACCAGTGTTGTTGACTCTCTAAAACAATTACATCGTTTACCTATGCTAATAGTGTTTGATACATTTGTTAATGACAAGTATTATGAAAATTTAGAAATGTTATCAACTGCATTAGAACACAACGGAATTTTTGATAAAATAGGTGTCTATTTTAGACTACCTAATGATACTGCTGGTAAGAAATTTAACCAATTGATTAAAGAAAAACAATACAATTATAATCTTACAAGCGACACACAAGTGGCAGTAGTAATGAGCGGTAAGCTACCAAAGTTTTTCTTAAAGACTGCATGGACTCCTATGAGTGTAGTGGCATTGGATACAAAAATGGGTCTCAGGCATGGCAAAACTAGTGTGTATGCCAATTGCTGTGATTTGATTATTGAATGGGCTGAAAAAGAAACAATGTTTGATAATAGGATACTAGGATAATGACAGTAAAATTAGTCATACGGGATGAGGTTAATATTAAATTTGAGAATCTATCATTAGAAGCTCGTAAAAAACTGACCAACACATTCAAGTATGAAGATCCTACAGCTCGCCATCGTCCTGCATACAAACTAGGACGTTGGGACGGTAAAGTCAGTATGTTTGGCCTCGGCGGAAATGGTTATTTGAGTCAATTGGAAAAATGTCTCGAAATACTAACCAACATGGATATAGATATTGATGAATTAGAAGATCTGCGTAGTACTCCTCGCATTGAGTTTACACCAGTAACGGAAACATACTGGGCGGATCAAGGAAAAGTATGGCCTAAAGGACACCAACAAGAAGGCCAACCTATCATGTTGCGTGATTATCAAGTTGATGCCATTAATACATTTTTAACTAACACACAAAGTCTACAAGAAATTGCAACAGGAGCCGGGAAAACTATTACAACGGCAACCTTGAGTCAATTGGCAGAAAAATATGGTCGTACTATTACTATTGTTCCTAACAAAAGTCTTGTAGAACAAACAGAAGAAGATTTCATTGCAGTTGGTTTGGATGTAGGTGTCTATTACGGAGATCGCAAGGATCTCAACAAGACGCACACCATCTGTACTTGGCAAAGTCTTAATATTTTAGATAAAAAATCAAAAGCTCACGAGCATGATATCACTACACTAGCAGAATTTCTTGACGGAGTTAAGACAGTTATAGTTGACGAAGTTCACATGGCCAAAGCCGAAGTATTAAAGAATTTACTCACACAAAACCTATGTAATGCTCCAATACGCTGGGGACTAACCGGCACAGTTCCTAAAGGGGATTTTGAAGCACAGCCTATTTTTGCAAGTCTTGGACCAGTAGTTGGCGGAATTAAAGCACACGAATTACAAGAGATGGGCGTATTGTCTACATGTCATGTAAATGTTGTACAATTAATAGATTTACCCGAGTTTAAGACATATCAAGAAGAATTAAAATATCTTGTCACAGACGATGACAGGATGATTTATCTATCAAAATTAATTAAAAAAATATCACTCTCAGGTAACACACTAGTTCTAGTTAATAGAATCGATTCAGGCAAATTTCTAATAAACGAGTTACCAGAAGCAGTATTTGTATCAGGCGAAGTTAAGACAAAAGATCGTAAGGAAGAGTATGACGAAATTAAAACAAGCGATAATAAAATTATTGTTGCAACTTATGGCGTCGCGGCTGTCGGTATTAATATTCCTCGTATCTTTAACATGGTACTTCTTGAGCCTGGTAAGTCGTTTGTTAGAGTTATTCAAAGTATAGGTAGAGGCATCCGTAAGGCAGAAGACAAGGACTTTGTCCAAATATGGGACATTACGTCCACATGTAAGTTTGCTAAAAGGCATCTTACAGAAAGAAAGAAATTTTACAAGGAAGCCAAATATCCATTTACTTTAGAAAAAGTGGATTGGTCTAAATAAGGAATTATGCAGATATTAACATTAGATAACGAAACGTTTTCGTTAAACAACTTACCAGAGGAAGTAGACGAAAATACTAGATTTGCCGTGCTAGATAATAGTGATGCACAGAATCCAGATTTTTTCTTTATGCCACTGATATTTTTAGAAAGTTTCAACAGTCCAGCAATAGTATTACAAATCGGTAACGATGAAGTTACAATGCCTATTGATTGGTGTATTGCTGTCGGAGATAGTTCAAGTAGTTGTG